CCTCGCCCTTCTTCACGGCACCAGCGGTGGTGAAGTCGGGCAGCCACGTCTGCGCGATCTGGCCGCCGACGGTGGAGACACCGTGGAAGCCGTCGAGCGCGACGCGGTAGGCGTACAGGTCGGTGAGGCCGGTGGTCGACTCCCCGACGGTGCGAGTTTCGATCGGGATGATCGGGTCGTTCGACCCGGCCTTCGCGCCAGCGTCGGCGAACATGATGCCGCCGTACATCTCACGCTCGATCGGGCGCCCGTCGGAGCCGACGAGGCCCTCGACGGGGTTCTTCGTGTACATGCCGGCGCGGCGGGCGGCGGCGCGGACCCGTGCGAGCGCGCGGGCGTTGCCGACGATGACCGTCGGGGCGCCGTCGAGCAGCGACAGGAACTCGTCGATCAGGTCGAGCGCGACGTGCTCGGCACGCGCGTTCGTGTCGAAGTCGGTCCAGTCGGTGACGACGCTGGCGTTCATCTCGGTCGACGAGCCGGTGAGGGCCTTGTCGAGTCCGTCGAAGCCGTTCGCGTCGGTCGCGGTGTCGCCGTTGATGACGAGGTCCGCGAACTTCGCGTTCGTGGACTTCACCTTCTGGGCGATGTTCAGCGCGACGCCGCCGGAGGCGTTCGGGCCGAGCTTCGCGACGACACGGTCGATCTCGAACGCGCCACCGAGCACGGCCAGGTCGGTCGTGTAGTGCTGGGTGGTGACGTTCTGCGGCGTGTACTCGGAGTTGATCGCACGCGTCGCGGCGGTCGCCTGGGTGATCAGGCGGCGGTAGCCGTACGTGAGCGTCGCCCCGCCGCCGGCGGGGTTCACGGCGTCGTCGAAGATCAGCGAGTCCGGGATGACACCGGTCTTGCGGAACTCGTCGATGACGGCGACGTCGAGGTCGGTCTGGGCGTTGTTCTTGCCCTCAGCGAGAGAGATGGGCATGTGATCCTCCCTGGATCAGGAAGAGAGCGCCGTCTTCACGGCTCCCTCGAGGGTGACGGGTGTGTGGTGCTGGCCGCCCTGATGCCCGCCGCCGCTTGCGCCGGGGAGTCGCGGTCCTGCCTTGAGCGCCGAGTTCTTCTCGAGCGCGGTCTCGAACGCCGCCTTGACCTTGTCCTCGTCGGAGAGGTCGATGTCGGCGAACGCGGTCATGAAGCTGTTGGAGTCGAGCAGCGCGTCCGGGTTGCCGCCGAACTGTGCCGCGTTGCGGAGGATGAAGTTCTCCCGCTCGAGCGAGGTCACGCGGGTCTCGGCGGCGCCGAGCTTCGTCTGCGTCTCCTGGTGCGCGGTCTGCTCGTTCTCGTAGTTCACGCGGTGGCCCTTCGCTTCGTCGCGGAGTTCGCGGACGTAGTCGTCGGGGTTGCCGCGGTAGTTCACGGGCGGCGTGGGCTGCGCGGGCGGGGGAGTCGGAGCGGGCGGGTTCGGCGCAGGCGGCTGCGGTGCCGGGGGCGCCGGATTCGCGGGCGGTGTCGGATCCGCCGGTGGGGTCTCGGCGGGCGGGGTGCTGCCGCCGGCGCCGCCGCCCTGCTCGCCATCGAAGTAGCGGAGGAACGGGCGGTGGAAGGTCGGTGGGAACTGGGCGCCGAGGGTGGGGGTTGTGCGGTGCATCGGTGAGCCTCCTGCTCATCTGGCCTCACCCCTGCGGTGAGGACGTGTGGGCCGCGCCGCCGAAGCGCAGGGTCGACGACGGCGCGGGGAATGTGGAGGGCGGCGGCCGCGTGCCTGAGGCCAGGGCCGCCGCCCATCGAGTGCAGGTCTGCCTCGCGCAGGAAACGAGCGCGTTCATGAGCAGCCTTCGCGGTCCATGGCGAACCCGCGTTGACACCCGGTCTTTTCGATCTACTCGTCGCCGCCGAACGCGGCGTCACGCGCGCGTCGCACGACGCGGATCGCTTTCTGTGTCTCTGCTCGTGAAAGCATCACCGTGGAGAACGTCCACTGTGGGTATCCCGGAACATCGGGGTTCTCACGGCACCGGCGGATCTCGTCCGCGGCGCGCAGCACCTCGTCGGCAGCGACGAGCAGGTGAAACTGAACGCATCCCGGCTCGTCAGGGGTTGGCCCGTGCGAACTTTCCTTGTGCCAGCCGACCATCAGCACCGGAGTGTCTTCCCTGTGCTGACCGTCGTGCAGCGCCTCGCCGTCCTGGGCGAAGTGGATGCCGTACTCGCCGGGCTTTAGCCCGTTCGATCCGGTCGGTGTGCTCACCGTTCGACGCGCCGGGGTGTTGATCTGTTCTCTGGGCACTTTCGCCCCTTTCGCTCAGCCGCATCTCGCGGCCTCACCCTGCATCGCGCAGGGGAGCTGCTATCGGCCGTCGGAGAATCGGAGCTGCTCCCGGTACGACTGCCGCTGCCGGCCCGTCTCCCCGATGAAGCCCCGCATGTCCGCCTGCGCTTCACGCACCTCGCGGGCAGCCTTGGCGCGGTCCGTGTCGGTCATCGCCGCCATCTGTCGCCGCTTCGCCGAACGGATCTCTCGCTCAAGACGCCGCTGCTCCGCGCGTTCCTTCTCCGCCGCCTCGTCATAGGTCGTGTCGCCCTGCGGGACCGTCAGGCCGGGCAGGTAGGGCACGAGGCGGCACCGGCAGTTCGGGTGCCCCCAGCCCGCGTTGCGTGCCTGCTCGACGGACGCGGCCACGGTGATCGTGACCGTCCCGGCGCCGGCGGCGCGCTCGAGCACGACAGGGCCGGCGGGGGTGCCGTCGGTGGACAGGATCTTTCCAGCCCACGCCGCGCACTTCTTGCACGAGTCCAGGCCACGCACGACCGTGACCAGACCAATGCCTGACTGCTGCATCCGCCACACCCCGGCGTCGTTGTACGCCCGGTTCACGCTCGTGCGCCCGGCCATCTCCGCGTACGCGCCGATCGTCCACCGGCGGCCGATGCGGTCCGTGAACGACGGGATGCCCTCTGCGAGGAACCGTTGCACCGCGGCGGCCTGCTGCTGCCGTGACGTCGAGATACCCAGGAGAGTGTCGGGGGAGTACAGGGCGGTGATGCGCTGGTAGGCGTCCTGCGGGTAGCGGGTGATCCGCTGGTTCAGGATCTCGAGGCGGTTCTCCAACGACAGCGCGACCATCGCGACCGCCTGCGTCGCCGTCCCGGTCAAGGTCGACGTGCCGCCCGTGATGCCAGCGAAACGGAGCATCGCCGCCGCGGCCGCTTCACCCTCCCGAGCGGCGACCTCGATCACCTTCGCGGCTACACCACCGGAGCGGATGCGGGACACGAGGCCCTGCGCGATGCGCTGCAGATCCCGGATCGCCACGGCACGGCTCGCGGCCAGCTCGGCGAGGATCCGGTTCTGGCGGCGCCGTTCAGCGACGGTGAGGCCACCGGCGACTGTCGCGTCGGGCAGCTGGTTCGCGAGACGCATGTCCCGGGCAGCCCGCTCCGCGACCTCCCGGATCAGTTCGTTCTCCGCGTCCTGGTAGGCGCGGGCGAGCTCGAGCGCGACCTGTTCGACGATCTCCTCGACGGACTCCGCTTCCGGGTTCGGAACAAACAGCGCCACGAGTCACCCCCGGGTCAGTCGACAGGGTCTTCCGGCGGCTCGTCGTCGCCGTCGAACGCGGCCGGATCCGGGGCCCTGTTCTCCGCCTGGATCTTGGCGACCTCGGCTGTGACCTGGTCGTCTTCCCAGTCGGGGTTCGCGCGGCGGACCTTCTGCTCGAGCGAGATCGACCGGGCACCATCCAGCAGCGCGAGAGTGCGGGCCAGCTTCTCCGGATCCTCCTGCGACGCGGCAGGGAACACCACGGTCGGCTGATCGAACCGGCCGCCACCCTTACCGGGGAACACGAGCCCGTCGATCTCCAACGCGACCGACGCGGCCCGGCCGATCGCGACCCGGTCGAACAGGATCTTCTTGTCCCGGGTGCGTTCAGACGCCTTGTCGCGGTCCTCGACCTCCGTCGCGGTCATCGACGAGCGCTGCCCCGTGTAGTCGCCCCACGCGGACTGGGAGAACCCGGCCTTGCGGAGGATCTCACGGTAGATCCCGAATGCGGTCTTCTCGTGCTCCTCGACCCGGATGTTGAACTGGACCTTGTCGATCGCGACCTTCGACGGATCACCGGGCACGTTCAGGCCCGCGAAGATCTCACGGCCCATGTCGAACGATGCGCCCATGCCGGGCCCGTGGATATCAAGCATCGAATCGGGCACGAGGACGCGGCCGGCGCCGAGGCGAAGGTCACGCATCCACGACGAGAAGGTCTCGTCGAGCCAGTCGAACAGGGGGTGCAGCTGGGCGAAGTCGGAGCGGCCCGTGTTCGCGAGCGCGCCCTGCTTCCGCCACTTCGCGGTCGGCATGTTCGGGTTGTAGATCGCCGTCAGCCGGTCGATGCCGGTCGGCATGACCGAATCGGCGTTCACGATGCCCGCGTACATCTCCGTCTCGGGACGATCAGCGAGCGACACGCGGCGACCAAGGTTGTCGACCGTGCCCTCGAACAGGGCGTGCTCGACAGCGCCGACCATGTGGTGCTCAAGGTGCCGGTAATACTTCGACCCGTCGACGTACTCAGTCCACAGGGTGCACTCGACCATCCGGCCGGAGCGGAACACGGGGATCACGATGTCTGCCGCGGCCGGTTCCAGCCACACATGATCCGCGACAGCGGTATCCCAGCGGACGACGAGCACGGCCGCGCCGAACGCGGACTTCAGCTCGCCCATCTCGTTGAATGCGGCGTGCGCTTCGTCACCGTTCGCGATCAGATCGAGGCGTTCCTGAGCGCGCTTCACCGCCCGCAGCTTCGGCTCGAGCTTCACCTCGGGCGGTTCCGCGAACACCAGATCTGACGCGAGCGTCGCGAGATCCGCCGGCGCCGGCACGTGCAGTCGGGAACGGTTCTCCCCGGCCGGGACAGGGCGGCCCCAGAACATGCGCGACGCGGCGCCGACCAGGCCACCCCGGTGAGGGGTGCCGCGGTGCACGTGCGTTGCCGCCTGCTGTTCCCGCTGGTACAGCTTCGCGAGCGCGTCGGTGTCGCCCGTGTACCAGGCGTCGTTCTCCGCGTACGCCTTGTACGCGTGATCCCACGGCTTCGGCGGCCACGGAGTGTTCGGTGCGGGGATCGGCATGCGGACCCCCTTCGGTTCAGGCTGCGAGCTCGAGCATCGGTTTCCAGTACCCGACGGTGGAATGCGTGATGTAGCGGCCGCCGTCGAGGTAGTGGTCGTCTTCCTTCACGACCTCGTCTTCACCCTCGGTGGTGGCTTTCTCGTCCCACCGGTACTCGGTGACCTCGGACTGCCATCCCGTGCACCGGTCGGTGACGACCATGCGGGGTTCGTCACCGTCGAGGAGGTTCGCGATCGTCGCGATGCCCTTCAGCACGTCGTTGTCCGCGGACCACGGCGACAGGCCGGTGCCTCGGAGGTCGTTGTGCAGCTGCACGCGCATGGACGCGGCGGCCGGGTCGAGCATCAGGAACCGGGGGCGGAGCCCGTCAGGCTCGGGGTGATGCTGCTGGCCGAGCCAGGTCCGGAATCGGCGTGAGAGTTCCGCGTCGGTGAGGCGGCGGCCGTCGTGCTCGGCGGGGGAGTAGCCCCACTCGTCCATCATCACGAGCCGTGGCTTCTCCTCGGCTGTCACACCGAGCATGAGCGCGGTCGTGGCGTTCGTGGTGCCGTAGTCCATCCCGATGCCCATGATCTCCTGCATCGCCGGCATCGACGCCCACGGGATCACGTGCCGGTCGGGGTCCCACATGGGGTAGACGGCGCCTTCCGCGTTCGTCCACTCGCCCTTGATGAACCGGTCGTAGAACACGCCGCTGTAGGACCGCTTCATGCGGTCGATGTACGACTGCTCCAACGTGGGGTTGTCGAGCATCGTGAAGTGGAAGTGGATCAGGTCGACCGTGTCAGCCTTGAGGATCCACGACTTCCGCATCCAGTGATTCCGGGATGCGGGGTTCATCGTCGCGAGAAGCCGGGCGCCCTTCACACGCAGACGGGTGACGAGCATGTTCCAGAACACCTCAGGCAGCAGCGTCGCCTCATCGACGTACGCGAGCGCGATCGTGGCGCCCTGGATACGGCCGACAGCTTCAGCGTTGTGCGCACCGATGACCATGACCTCGCGGCCCAGGATCGTCGCTTTCGTCGCGCCCGGCGTGTACACCACCTGCGCGGCGACGAGGCTGCCGAACAGTCCCGGGCTCTGCAGCGGCATGAACACGTTCTGGTAGACCGTCTGCAGAGTGCGGCCAACCACCACGATCAGACCAGTCCGCGGCGCGACACGGACGGCGAGGAGAAACGCGATCAACGACGCGATCGTCTTCCCCGCCGAAACCGACCCCGACCACAACGCCAGAGTGCGCCGTGTCGAATCCACGATCGACGTGATCTGCTTCCGCGACAGCAACCGCTCCGCGTTACTCAGCATCCGACGTCTCACCCTCGGCGCGGATCGAGTCCGCCGCCGCAGTGAGCGCCGAAGCGAACGAATCCAGCACACCAGCGGCGGCCTCGCCCGACCCCGTGTCCTTCTCGACGATGCGGGTCAGCTTGTCGAAGGTGATCCCCGCGGTCGCGATGATGTTCCGCCGCACCTCGACTGGTGCCGAGTCCAGCGTCCGCTCGTTGTAGTCGTTGTCCTTGCCGCCGAAGTTGTACACCAGGTACGGGTCGTCGATCCGGTCGAGCATGTCCTCCGTCGAGACCAGCATCTTCTCCGCGAGACGGATACGCGCGGCAGCGAGATCGACCGTGTGAGCCTGAGTGGCAGCCGCGGTTCGTGACCGGTCGAAGCGGAGCCCCTCACGCTCGGCCCAACGGGAGATGGTCGAGGGGACGACGCCGAGTTCCTTCGCGATCTCACGGCAGGACAGGTCTTCGGCGTGGAGTTGCCGGGCGCGTTGGTGGTCGAACGTTGCTCGCGTCATGGCGGTTCACCTCGCTCGTGGGCCTCTTGCCCTGTGGCGATGCGTCGGTGTGACGCGGTCGGGGGATGAGAAAGCCCCGGTCACCTGTTCTCAGGTCCGGGGCTTGGAATCTCGGTGGGTGCAGTTCACCACCATCTAGCGATACCTTATCTCACGTTCTCACTCCGGCGCGACGTCTCTCTGCGTGTCGTTTGGACCGCAGGCGCTTGTACAGTTCGCGGACGTCGCCGGCGTTGACGTGGAGCGTGGTGGCACGGGCGTTGACGGCGAGTTCGCGGGCGGTGAGTCGGTCCTGGGCGTACCAGCGGTAGACGGTGGCTTTCCCGGCGGCGACGATGAGGTGAGCCTGGGAGAGCGGCACCCATGCACCGTCGGGGACGGTGGTGGGCGTGTAGTCCGAGGTGCTCAGGTCTACGATCACGACAGCCTCGCGATGATGTCGGTCGGTTCGCCGTGGTGCGCCCGGATGTCGGCGGTAAGTTCCGTGAGGCTGTTGTCGAGTGAGAACCATTCGCGGCGCGCGATGATGCGGAGGTGTTCGAACTGGGCGTGGCGCTCGCGCTCTAGCTCGTAGGAGCCAGGTTCGACGGCGAGCACCTCGTCGTGGGGGAGCGTGCGGAGGCGCTTGATCAGATCGACGGTCGTGCCGAT